ATAATTACAAAGAAGAGGAATTAATAGAACCCTCAGATGGAATATATGATGTACAAAAAAGAGTTGATGAATGGATAAGAGCTAATCCTTTTCCACCAGGTGCTGATCAAGATAGAGTAAAGAAAATCTTATGGAAAAAGTTTGCTGAAGAAATGTCTACTCAAATATCTTTACAAGTTACGAATTGGCTAAGAGACGATGTAATGTTAGAATTAGCTACTGCAATAAATAATGAGATTAAAAAGGCAGATATCACTATCACTGTTCCGCCAACATCTATATTAACGGCAGTTCCTATTACACCGGCAACTCCTACAGGAACAGTACCAACTGTTACAGGTACTCCGATACCACCTACGAACGTTACAATCACATAATGATAATGATATATAAATTATATTTTAACCCTTTAAAAAAATAAGAATGAGTCAAATAAAAGAATGGACACTCCCTAACGGAGAGTTCGACTGGGAAGGATACGAATCAACGTGTCCAGCTGTGCTAAGAAAAGGAAATCCGCACGTAAAAACAAAAGATCCAAGACATAAAGTATTTTGTAGAGAGCCATATGCTCAAGAATTATACAACATTTACGAAGGTCATATTGCAGAAAACGATACAATATTAAGAATAGATTATGGTCGCACTTATCCTGGAAAAATATATTCAGTTAGTGGGTCAACCGGAACAGTTGATATAGGATATCGTCAATTGATATTTATTAATTTGGAAAAAGAAGATGAACCTTTTAGGGATCTATCTGCTGGAGATGAGGTGGAAGTTACCATAACGTCTGATGTTGATAATGAGAAGATGCATATTTCTGGATCTATTTCGGAAGGAATGAGAAAGAAAACTTTCCAAGAAATGTTTGGTGCTATTGAAACACAGGACACTGCATGGGTCGGTGTTGTTAAAACAATGATGGAAGAAGCTGGATATGTTGTGTCAATTAATGGTATAAATTGCTTTATGCCAGGAAGCTTAGCCGGTATTAATAAACTACACGACTTTAGTAGTGTATTAAATTCAGAAATATATGTTGTTCCAGTTAGTTACTCTAAGGAAAGAGGAAGCCTAGTTGTTTCACATAGGGCTTATTTAAAAACATTAATCCCAGAGGCTGTTGAAAATCTAAAAGAAACGCAAGGAGAAGATGTTACCGGAACTGTTACTGGATCAGCAAAATATGGAGTATTTTGTGAGTTTAATAGATGTTTAACAGGAATGATTCATGTGAATGATTTAAACGAAGATACGGCAGCTAGACATAAAACCCAGGAAATTAAACCAGGCGAGGAAATAACGTTTAAAGTCAAGGACATCATATCTAATACTAAAATAACATTGACTCAATTGGACAATATTCCTGAGAATCCATGGAAAAATATCAATGAAAAATACAAAGTACCTTCCACTGTTGATGCAAAGGTAAAAACCTGTAAAGATTATGGATTATTTGTTGAAATAGAAAAGGGAGTTGTTGGACTATTACATGTTAGTGAGATTGGTGAAAATAACATTAAAAACTTCAAGGCAAAGGATAAGATAAAGGTTGTAATGACTAGAATTGAAGAAGAAACTAAGAAGGTTTTCCTAAAGCTTCCATCGTAAAGATGGTTGCTTTTAGTATGTGATATATAAATAAATAATAAATATCGTATGCTAACACATCAAATTACTAAAAATAAAAGCAAAGAAGATATTCTTGGGCATGCTCTTGCTGGAATGGAGTTTGAATTTTATTCTAACTTAGATGAGAATAAGACTAAAGATTCTATTGCCAAATTATTGGGGAGGAAGATAAGACTAGAGGATAAAGCACATAGTAGTTTTAAACCCACTGAAAGAGAATGGAAATTAGAACCCGACATGAGCGGTGGTGCTGGACTAATGGAATTAGTTACATCGCCTATTGGTTATAAAGAAGCCAGGGACGTTTTAATAAAGATGTGTCAATGGATTAGTAAAAATGGATATACTACTGAAAAATGTTCTATTCATTTAAATCTAAGTTTTGATCCTAAGAAGACAGGTATTAATGGATTAATTTCAAAGATGGATCCATTAAAATTTCTATTAGATTTTAACGAGAGAGAAGTATATAAAATGTTCCCATACAGAAAGGACATCGTTTATGCAAAATCTATTAAGTGGATTATGCCTAAATTAGACGCTAATTATTTTGATGGGCAATTTATCAATCCACATGTTTTTGATTTTGCTAAAGAAAAATACTACGGGGTTAATTTCATGAAATTACCTCAAGGATATTTAGAATTTAGATATATTGGCGGTAAAGACTATGAAAAGAAAACGTCAAACATATTGTATCTATTAGAAAGGTTTACTATACAATTATGGGGATCTGCGAATAATTCTAAATATAATGATTTGAATTTAATAGAATTAAAAAGAATATTAAATAAAAACTATCACTTAGTTGAAATTTTAGGTGATTATCATAAGTTAGAAAAACACTATCCTAAATTAAAGGTATTAGTAGACTTAAAAGACAATAGTCAGGTATTAGATCTATATTGGCCTAAAATTAAAAAAGACGTGATACGATTAATTAGTCACGGCGGATTGAAAGAAGGATTTATTAACTATGACAGTGATATTGGAAGGATCCAAATAAAACACGGTAAATTACCTTTTTGTTTTGGTTTAAAGTATTATGATTTTGTAGATTGTGAAATATCCGGACATTTAACTAGTTGTGATTTTTTTAGATGTCAATTGAATTCAACAAGATTAAGACATTGTAACTTATATCAAGGGACCAATGTTGAAGAATCTAAAGTGGAATCTAGTTATACAAACGGAACATGTGAATTAAAAAATTGTTATGTTGCTAACTGGGACACTGTTTTTAAAGGTAGAATGGTTGGTGGTATATTTAGAAGTGGAAAAATAGCCGAAGACGCGGAGTTTGATGGTACTGAAATTATACAAAGTAAAAAAATAAAATAAAAGATGAGCGACATAAGAAGTGGTGAAAATATAAATTTGAATAACGATAGGAGTTATTCTTCTGAATGCTTAGAAAACTTCATAATGGAAGTAGGGTCTGAGATAACAGGAGCATGTATGGTTCCTTTGAATTTACCAGACGCTGAAGTTAGAAATATTATTAAAAGAGCAGTGAAGTGGTTTAGAAAAAACTATGAATATAGTCTTAGAGAAAATTACTTCCATATTCCTAATTCAGTTTTTAGTAGTACTGGGTTTAAGGCTAGTAGAACTTTACACTTTCCTGAAGAAAACGCAACATCAGGAGCAGGTGAAGTCTTTTCAATTTACGGAGTATATGATTTAGGATCTGGATGGAATCAATCAGGTGGAGGAATGGATCTACGTTTTCAAAGTGGAGCTGATTTCGCAGTTGATAAATTATTATTCAGAAATGCTTACAACAATTCCGGAGCATCTGCTGCTGCTGAAGAATTACAATACTATGTTATTAATCAAAGCATGTTTGATATGTCTAGACAGATCATGGAGAACCCTATCAGTTTTAGTTATTCACAACTAACTGGACAACTTAAAATTATGGGCGATACCCCTAGAGGTGATGTTATTATTGAATGTTATGAAACAATTGAAAATTGTGCGTTATATAACGATGAAATATTTTTTAGATACGTTGCCGCTAAGGTTAAACAATCGGTTGGTGCTAAACTAGGAGTGTTTAAATTCTCTTTACCAGGTGGAGTTGAGATAGATTATGATGGCATTAAATCAATGGGAGATGAGGAAATGGAAAAGGTATTGGAAGAAATAAAAGGAGATGAAGGCGTCGATTGGATGTTTCACTCATAAAAATGAGATAAATAATTAATGGAACTATATATCAGAACGCTAGGCGATCCGAACTATAACAATAAGAACGTTCATATTGAAAATGAAGTGGGACAGTTATTAACACAAATTGAGACTATTTTGTTTACAAATAAAAGAGAAGTAATGGGTGCTCCTGATTTTGGCGCAAACCTAGAAGACTTGATATATGATTTTCATTATAATGAATATGAAATTCAAAGAGTGGTTAAAGAGCAAATTGAAGACTATTGTCCACTTGCTGAAAAATACAACGTTGAAGTCGATGTTATCTTTACCAGAGGAGAGGTAAGAGACATTGCTCAACTAAATATAACAGTTGATACACAATACTTAGTTGGTGTAACAATACAATAAAAATAAAAAAGAATGGCTAGTTTCAAATTTTTAGATAATGCTAGAGTAACAGCTACTCAAATATACGAAGACAGTAGGACTTATATTTCTAGAGTTTATAGTAGAGCTGATGATTTCTTCACAGCTGCTTCACCATTTGCACAAATCATACAGGTGATGGCTGAATTCAATGAACTATTAATGTACTACATAGAAGATTCAACAGTCGAACAGAATATTTATACAGCACAACAACCTGAATCAATATATGGTTTGGCCAGATTGGCAGGGCACGATCCAACTAGAGGATTTGCAGCAACTGGCGAAATTAAATTTAGATGGAAGCCGGGTGCTAAGGACGATATTGCTGGGAGTAATTTAATAGTATTACCAAATACTAAAATAAAATACGATAATAATGGTTTAACTTATTTTTTAAGAACCCAAAAAGATGAGTTTCTTTTACCTAAGAGTTCTAATAATTGGGTAAAGGCTAGTATTATACAAGGTGAACTAGAAAGCCAAACAGTTACAGGAAGCGGTGAAAGTATGCAGAGTTTTAATATTAAAACATCAAGCACCGTTGACCATAATTTAATTAAAGTTTCTGTTAACGGTGAAAGATGGGTAAAGTTCGATTCATTATATGAGATGAGAGATTCTGATAAAGGATGTTTAATTAAAACCGGAATAAGTGGAGGTATTGATATTTATTTTGGGACTGGAAACTTTGGACAAATTCCAATGGATGGAGCTACTATCGAAGTTGAATATGTTAAATGTGATGGAGCTGCTGGAAATTTAAACCAATCTGGTGATTTAACATTTAAATGGGAAGATGAAGGAAAGGATTCTACTGGAGAAACCCATGATTTAAATGAACTATTAGATTTTGAAACATCCGTTGCCCCTTTTATGGGAGGAGATCCGGAATCGACTGAATTTACAAAGATGATGGCGCCATTGGCTAGTAAGAGTTTTGTATTGGCGAATCCGGATAATTACGAATACTTTTTATCAAGATACGCACAGTTCAGTTATTTAGATGCATATAATACAACGAACGATGGATACTTGGATGATGATAATGTAATATACATATTTGCTATTCCTGATTTGGAGAAAAGGTTATTAAAAGGAACAGATTATTTTTCAGTTCCTCAGGAAGAATTCTTCTTCAGCAAAGACGAGACTGATAGATTTTTAGGAGTGATTGAAGATAGTGGCCAACAGATGGTTACAAGCGAAGCAATATTTGTCGACCCCGTTGCTATAAAATATAGAATGGAAATCTCAGTTAGGTGGTTTGAAGGATTTAAACAACAAGATATTTTTGAAGATATCCGAGCTGTTATTAGTAATTACTTAATAAAAATAACAAGAAGAGATAAGCTCCCTAAGAGTGATATTATTGCAATTATCGAGGGAGTAGAAGGAGTCGATGCAGTCAATGTACAATTTGTATCGAGCGTCGAAGAAGAAGCTAGAAAAAACGGTTATTATACCTATAAACAAGTTATGGTTACACCAACTACACCAGAATTACAAGGCGCAGATGGAGATCAAAAAAGACTTGTATTTTTTAAGAGAACAGAAGAAATTAAAAAGATAACATTAGACCAGCCTAATATGTTGATACCTGTAAGCGGTGGAGAAACTGCAGTTAAAAACTGGTATGACAAAATTGGTTTAGATAAATATGGAGACATTATTCTAGATAAAGAGGAAGTTGCTTTATTTAGAGGTGGATGGGAAGACAGAGATGGCAACTTAGTTAAAGATGAACCAAGTATTGGCGAAATGGCAAGTTTGTCTGTTTACTTTGATAACCCTCCTGCTCCAAGAAACATTTATAGCAGAATACAGGCTGGAAATAGAAGAGCATTATAATGGGACTATACGATGATTTATATAGATACAAACGTGTTAAGTTATATGACACTAAGAAAGCTAGAAAAGATTCTAGAAAGTATTTGGGTTTTGATTATAAAAACAACCTTATGCAGAATTCATTATCTAGTCATTTATTGAGAAATGATGTTATGAGGGATTTTATAGCATTCTGTACAGATTATTATTATAATACTATTAAACAAATTCGTGTAATGAAAAATTGGAAAAATTACACAACCAAAAAAGATGATAAAAACATACGATAATGTCTAGATACACTGGCTTAAGGTTTTTTAATGGTACAGATAATGAATTAAATCTCGCATATGATTCAACTGATGAGAGATGGAGTGGTAGAGTATTTTTACCAGAAGTTTCTACTGGACTATATGAATCTTTTAATTTATTTATAGTTGAAGAATTTATTGATAGTAATAACGGGTTGACTGTTTATGGCACCCCTATTTCTAGCAATACATTAGGAAGTTCTTTTAAATTCGAATGGGTTGATACCAGATATATTAGCAAAGATATTTTCTTTTATGGAAGTAAATTAGAAGATAATATGGTTAAAATCCAACAGTTTGATGATTTAAGTATTCAAGTGTTGGACCATACTAACGTTGTTAATGTTGTTAATGGTTTAAAAGAAGTTAATAGTTATTTGAACGATGCACTACAAGTTAACATTGGACTATCATCTAATTCGGAAAAGAGACACGATAGAAGATTAAGAATAATTGACACAGACGATAATCATATCATCGCTGAAATAGATGTTTATGGAGAAACCGTTGGTGAAGACGAAAGATTAAAGGATCTTTTACAAAACTTTGGAGCCACATTAGAGGATGGTGATTTTATTATATTTAAAGAACATGATGTTAACGAATATTCTCCAGATTGGTTATTAATGAACCAAAAGAGAAGAGAGTTACTTTTAGAATTACATAATATAAAACCATTTGTTGGAACTTATAAAGCAATTCTAAACGCTATCGATTTCTTTGGCTATAATAATATTACACTAAAGGAATATTGGTTAAATATAAACCAAAACAGTGATAGTTTTGGTAAATTAAAAGCTGTCCCAGTACCTGATACAAATACGGGTTTTTCTTATAAAAAGAGAAAGAAATTTAATTTACCATCTTCGACAATGAAAAAAACAAGTCGTTTTTCTCTTGTTTATAAATTAAATAAACCAAATGGAGAGTTTGATTATTGGGATATCCCTGAGGTCGATGAGGTGTTTGACTTCACTCCGGAGGAGATACTAATAAAACTATATGGCTTAAAAACAAAGTTACAGAGAGAATACCTACCGCTACAGGCAAAGATAGTTGATATTACTGGAGAGGGAAGTTATTTTGATCAAAAGAATATAAATATTTGGAATAACCAACAACCTATCGCGGTTTTTAACGAGGGGAAAGAAGTTGATTTTAAAGTTTTACCGGAAGATAAAAAACTATATATTGAAGATTATACATTAATAACAGATAGTGGGTTATTGATAGACCCTAATACATTTAATGTAATTGAATTAGAAGACTTAGGATCATTAAATAATATTAACCACGATAATGAAAGTTTACTGTCAGAATTTGAAACATTTTACAATAACTATTATATAAATAATAAGGAGACGTTTAATAATAACACTCCTGGATATCATAAAATTCCAGTAGGTTGTCCATTAACTTTAGAATGTACTTCGTTACCACAAGACTGGGACTCAGCAAAATTTACATGGAATGACGCAATTGATCCACAAATAAATTGGAATAATTGGTGGAAGCAACATGTTTATGAATTAGAATGGGTCATAACTGGCCCTAATGGATTTGAACAATCATATAGGGGAAACATTGGGTATTGGGAATCTGATAATGTTCCAGCACCTAATGAAACTTTGATATGGCACCCTGAATTCAATAAACTTGCAATAATAGTTCCTTATTCTGGGGACTATAATGTAGAATTAAGAATGTATGACTTATATGGTTTTATGAGTTTTTATAAGAAAGTCAATATGTTCCACGTTAATGTAAAGCCATTAGAACTATACGGCATATATCAATGGAAAATAGATAAAGACTGGAGAAGTTGGAAAACTAAATGGGAAGATACTGGAGGCTATTGGGACTTACCAACTGAGAATTTACAAAAAATGAATGACAGTTTCCAGAGCTTATATCTAACAATGGATAGAGCTAATTATATCCATGATGAAAGTAAAGGTAAAATATTCTCTATGGTTAGAAGACACATTGATACTGATTTGTCTAACCCTACTGGATTTAAAGAAACCACTGGCCCTTATACATGGGACTTTATGGATACTGTTGAATGGAATGATGGAAAACATAATTGGTGGAATGCAACAAGAGTGGGAATGGATTTGACAGCAAGTTTTAAAATAACAGATTGTCAAAGTGGTTCTATATTGTCAATAGATCATTACAATCCTATTACCAAGTTAACTGAGAATGGAACTTATACAATTACATCACCCACCCCTACAGGAAACACTGACATCACAGGATGGCAAACAATTGCTAATGAATTAAACAGTTTAACTGATCCCATCATATCTAAATTCAATTTTAATCCTGTGTTTGAAGACACAAACAATGATGGAACCAATGACGTGTTTTTATTCTTATTATGTGTAGGAAAACAATATTCTTTACATAATGATTTTGAAAACGTATCACTATCTAATGGGACTATTATAGGTGAATTACACTATGTTCATTATAACCCAACATTTGATACTGTCAGAATAATAAACGGGAGTGCTGAGGTTGAAAAATCCACACATGTCACATTTGCCCTAGATAAGAGCCAGATGCCAGGAATTAAAAAATCCACATGGAAGATATATAATGATAGCAACCCAGAAATAGATGATATATATTATGATAATACATGGTTGACATACGTTTTTAAACACTCTGGAGATTATAGAATAGCTCTCGAAGTTGAAGACACTAATGGCAATTATAATATTATCGAAAGAAATATGATAATTGTAAAATAAAAAAATTAAAAAAATGGCGGTTACAGAAATTTTAGGAACAGATTCTTTATCCTCATCAAGAGTTACATTAAACCAAAACTTTATAACTTTAGAAGATGAGATAAATGATATTAAAACATATTTAGATCCAACTGCGTTAACCTTAACTGGCTTAAGTGTTACTGCAACTGCATTGTCAGTTTCAGGAACATCTGCACTTAGTGTAACGACTGCATCTACAATAACTACTACAGGTGATTGTGAATTTGGTGCGGCAGTTATTAAAACGGGAATTACTGGAACATCTTCAAACGGTGTTGCAGCTTTAACTTCTCCTTTTGCAAGTTCAAGTTATTTCGTTGATGCGACTTCGAATGTTACATTGGATGCTAGCACATCAGCGGGTCAAGAAATTAGTATTATAGCAGCAGTTGCTGGAGATATTGATGGAACTAATATTGCAGGCAGTGGTAATGTTACTCTTGCACAGTACGGTACTCTTACTTTAAGATCGGATGGTACTAGCTGGTACATAATTGGAAAATCTTAATAAAATAATAGTAGAGTAAATGGCAACACCTTTAGTTAGAATACCACAGATTCAGGGAGGAACAATGTACGCTTTCGCTAGTGGGACTAGAGATTTAACAAGAGCATTTAATAATCCGGATTTAAAATTCGATTTTAGTAGATATGCACTGTTAGATCTTCCTAATTTTCAAGCACCTTCAAGTGGAGAGAATACCTTTCAATTTGATAACTTGATAGATTATAGCGGATTGGCATATGTACCTACAACGAACGCAAATATAGAATTTGCGCAAACCTTTCAAAATTATGCACTTAATTTGGAAGAGTTACTTTTACAGGATGATGACTTTGATTCTACTTTACTAAGGTCAGATGCTGAAAAAATCTTTTTTAAATGGTTAGAAAAGGTAGGAGCTATTAGATTTAAGGGTGCAGATTCAAATGACTCAACAACAACAGGTCTTTCCACTGAGGAATATAATGCATCAGGTACTGGAACTGATTATGAAAGAGTTGTAAAGTATCTTGGGACCATCGATGTTAATAATGATATTCAATACAAAGGAAATGCTTATCATGAGGTATATGTTAATGTTCCATCAAGTGCAGGGTTTACACCTACAATATTATTTGAAAATACAAACTATAATTCTTCACAGAATTCTATTCTAGGAGGAGCAGATATTAATGGAAGATCTGGTCAAACACACCCTGATTCTAATTTAGACATGGAAACATTGGCCGATTTATTAAGTGGAGAATATAATATAAATCCTAATACCGCCACAAATTTAGGAATAAACTGGAATATAAGTGATTATGCTGGAATAGCTAATAACGCCAAGATAGATTCGTTACAAGATTATGCTAAATCTGGAGGAGATTTCAGATTTAATGCAGTATTGGTATATTATGACATATACAGTGAATCGGTTCCTGCTAATAGATCTACAAACTTATATGGCGTTTTGATCTTAGATAATCCCCAAGATAACCCAGGAGTTTCAAATAGTTCATATATCCCTGAACTAATCAAATATAAACCTAACGAGATTACTGGTCTTAATGGTAATGCGTTTGGTTTAAAACTAAATATAAAATTTAATTCATCTCTTGATAATGTTGGGGTAGAAGTAAACATAAACGATTTCACTACATTTTCGATGGATCTGTTTATGGATACGACGAGTTCATTAGAACATGCTACTAAAATATTAAGAGATGCAAATATAAGATATACAACGATTGCCAATAGAGTCGATGAATTAGAAAACATGTTGACCGCAATGGATAGTGTTACTGACTTAAAGAGTAGAATTGGTGAATTAGAATCTAGTTTTGAAAATACATCGCTTAACCTAGCAGATAGTTCAAGTCTTTTAGGGTTAATCACCAGTACTAATCAGAGGTTGAGTGATATGATAAATGGTACAATTCCTACATCACTTCAATATAATACAGATGTCATATATAATGGCCCTGGAATCATCGTTGATAAATCAGTACCGAATAAAATTAAGATTAAGAATGATTTAAAAGGATATATTTTCAACAAACCGTTTTTATGGAATGAAAGTACATCTGCCGTTGGGACTGAAGTTAGTGATTCTAGCCAATATGATCCAGCAAATGCTTCAGCATATGGAGTATGGACAAGATTAAAAGAATTTTCAAATCAACTTAGACTTGTTGGTAAAACAGTTGCAAATACAGCTGATAATAACATAAATATATACTTAGATGACAAACTTACAAGATGGTCTGATGGCCAATCATTTAAGATTGTTTTTGAAGGGTTAGACCTTAATGGGAATAACATTAGTATTTGGACGAATGAATCAAATGGATATACTACTCAAGTTGGTAGTATTGCCGCAGCAAGTGTTGGAAACAACCCTTACTTTGAAATAGTTTGTTTAGATGCTGCTAATTATAAATTTGAAATAGACATAATAAGATAATATAAATGGATACGCAAAACTCATTCAGCTCAATTATTAAGCAATTTACTCAAATGAATGTTAACGCATTGGAGACATTTGAAAGAATAAATCAAGCTATTACTAGTAGTGATGATGCGATAACAGTGTCCGTTGATCTTTTTGGAACACCAGATGATGATGGTAATACAACGATTAAGACTTATCAAATACCCTCATTCGGTTACCTAGATAAAGAAATAAAAAGATTAGAAAGTAATTTAAAAGCATTAAGCGGTGTTGGTACCTCAGATGCTTCTGTTAAATTGCCGGATGGAAGTGTACAAAGAATCATCACTAGAAAACTAAAAACACCAGCAAATGATTTAACATCAATTGCATTACCAACTCAATTTGAAACAACTGACAATGATTTCTTTGAGGATTTTTTAAATCCTATGTTAACTGTTAAATTCGATGTTAGTGGACAAATTGATGTAGATACTGAAAGGGTTCTAGTGAATAGAGTTATTTTTCCATCATCCGATGCATTTGCATCAACCTTCTTCGATGATAACTATAGAAACACCGATCAACTTGATTATAATACAGTTATTAATAGTATTATATCGAACGGTGTAAATGTTACATTCGATGAACAAGTTAGAGATCTACCATTTAAGACAATACAATATTATGGAGGATTCGATGTTACTAATATCGAAAACGTTGAGAGAGAAGTTGTCGTTGATGGTGAAACTGTAACTAAAGTAAGTAAATTATACAGATTAAACAAATTAACATATACCGATGGTAATAAGTCATTGAAAGATACGGAACTTATTGGAATCGGAGATCAGTTAATGGTAAATAGTGGAAATAACACTACTCGATATGAGATTATTAATTTATATGCCGGAACTTCTCAAGTGGAATTAAAATTACTTGAAGGTTTTGATGCTATTAAATTAGGATCAGATCAATTAAAGATTTATAAAGCGCTGGAAGACAGTGTTAGTCTTAATATACATGTTGGATTCGATGAGAGACAAGTTGTGTTCTTTAAAGCAATTGATCCAAGTTCTAAAATAATTGCTGAGAACTGGTCACCTGGTGCCGGCTTTTATTCGAATGAATTAGAAATACAAAACGCAAGTGGAGGAACTGAAACCCTGTCAAATTATTATAAAAATAATGTTGCAGATTTCGGATTGTTTATTAAATCATTAAAAGATGATTTTATTCCACCTGCTTCGATCGGAGTTACACCAGATCCTGTTGAGTTAGACACTGAGAATTTTAAAGTAGTACAAATAAATACTCACTTGACACAAAACGATGCATTTGATAGTATTAAGAAATTATCGAATGATAAAATAGGAGTATTGGAAGGTATTAAAAAATTAGATGAAAGTATTGTTAGTAAGCGGAGTGAAATGGCTACTAAGAAATATACATCTGATATAGAAAAGAATAAAGATAAAAACACTTTATCCTCGTTAGTTGAGAAAAGAAGTAGCGAAGCAAAGCTATATTCTTCAATT